CGCAATGGCATACCTGCCGTGGTTGCTGGTATTGACCAGATTGAGGAAGACAATAGACGCTGGATTACCGTGGGCGATGAGCGTGTGCGCTCTTCTCATAGAGCGGTCGATTTTCAAAAAGCTCAAGATGGCGGCTGGGTGGTACAGGGCGAGTTTCTGAGATTCCCTGGCGATCCCTTTCGGGGAAGTGCTTCGAACATTATTAACTGCCGGTGCAGCGCGCAACCGGTCATTGAGTGATATTCACCTCTCTCTCGTTTCTTTTTAGCTAAACCCTCCAATTTATCATTCGTTATTAGCATAACAATTCATTTATCTGCATATTTGTGGTGATAATCACTAAGATATGATTTAATCGAGCGATTATTCCCTACAAATCGAGCGGAGCGCGCAATTTTGACCACGCCAATCGCGTCCCTTAAGTCTGATCTCGAATACATCGATGTCGATTTTGAGGTCAAGCAAATCAACGACGAAGACGACGAGTTCTTCCGCTTTGAGGGGCTTGCGAGTACGTTTGGCAATATTGACCTGGTGAACGATATTGTCGTTCGGGGTGCCTTTGTGGACTCCCTCGCCACCAAGACACCGGTGGTTTTGTGGCAGCATTTCTCAGATTCCCCCCTCGGTATGCCCGAGGAAATCCGCGAGACCGAGGATGGTCTTTTCATAAAGGCACGCCTCCCGAAGTCAGATTCGTTTGTCTCAGGCAGGGTTATTCCTCAAATCAAGGTCGGCTCCATCCGCTCCATGTCTATCGGTTTCCGCATTGTTGAGCGCGAGTTCAATGATGAGGGGATTCGGCTGCTACGGAAGGTCGATCTGATGGAGGTGTCCCTTGTGACATTTCCGGCCAATACCCTGGCCGTGGTCTCCGATTTCAAATCAATGGACGAAGCGCAGGCTGTACTCGATGCCGTCGAAGTATCAGATGACATTAAAAAACTGATATTGGACGAAATCAAACGTCGGGACGCTGGGCGTGAAGATCCACAATTTTACAACGTGGAGGCCATTAAAGCCTTCACCAAGAGAGAACTGGAAAAGGCTCTGAGAGAGTCAGGCGCATTTTCCAAAGAAGCATCCACACTTATCGCAAAAAATTTCACGGAACAGGGCGAGCCTGCTGGTGACGATGGCGATGTTAAATCAATGCTGACCGAATTAACGGCGAAAGCCGACGCACATATTCGGGACGGCGTGCTATCTACGATCACAAAAAAGGTAAATTCCCATGCCAGAAGTTAGTGAACTCAAAGAACTTTCCGAAAAAATGGACACTGTCCTTAGCTCTGCAACCGAAGCCCAGAAAATGGCTGAGGAAGCACAAACGAAAGCTGGTGATGTTGACACCATTGTCAAAGACGCGATCTCCAAAGCCGCTGAAGAGTCAGCGAAAGCTGCGGAAGAAGCGCAAGAACTCAAACTGAAGATGGATGCGGTTGAAAAAACCGCCGAGCATCTTGAGAAGATGTACGCCCGCATGGGTGGCACGGACGGAGGTAACGAGGCCAAAGAATTCTCAGCGAAAGCGGGGGAGCAAATGGCACGTTATTTGCGTAAAGGGATCGCGGTAGATGATGACGTCGTTAAAGGTGTTATCGAATTGCAGGTAAAAGATGGCCTGTTTGGTGTTGAAGATTACATCCGTGATAACGAAATCAAGACGCTGATCGCTGGCAACAATCCTCAAGGTGGTTATTTCATCCGCCCTGAACGCTCTGCCACGATGATTCAGCGTATTTTTGAAACCTCTCCCGTGCGCTCCATCGCTGATATCCAAACCACGTCCTCTGATGTATTGGAATTCCTCATTGATGACAATGAAGCCACAAGCGGTGGCTGGGTCGGCGAAACCACTAGTCGCGGTGAAACCGGTACGCCTGATATTGGCTTGCTCACCATTCCCGCGCATGAGCAGTTTGCACAACCGAAAGCCACGCAGAAAATGCTTGATGACGCGGGCTTTGACATCGAGTCCTGGCTCAGTCGTAAGGTGACCGACAAAATGACGCGGTTTGAAAACACCGCATTTGTTGTGGGTGACGGTTCTCAGAAGCCTCGCGGCTTTCTCAGCTTGCCTGCATGGGCAGTGAATGGCACCTATGAACGCAACGCCATTGAGCAAATCAACTCTGGTCTTGCGGGTGAGTTTACTGGTGATGGTGTAAAGGCACTCCAAAACGCCGTCATTGAGAATTACCAGGCAGGCGCGATCTTCGGTATTAAACGGGCGTCCTGGGAGCAAATCATCACGCTCAAAGATGGTATCGGACAATATCTGCTCGACCCACGTTCTCTTAAAACCGGTGATGATCTGACGCTGCTCGGTAAGCGTGTGATCTTCATGGATGACATTCCCGATGTTGCCAACGATTCGCTCTCGATGGTCTATGGCAATTTCTCAATGGGTTACACCATCGTGGATCGTATTGGGTTCCGTGTAATCCGTGATGAGTTTACGGCCAAGCCATTCATCCTGTTCTACACCACCAAGCGAGTTGGAGCTGATGTAACAAATTACGAGAGCTTCAAAATCCAGAAACTCGCAGCCTAATTCTATTAACAAGTAATGAGAGGACACAGCTATGGCTGTTAAAGATATTAAAAGCAACTTAAAGCAAACGCTGGCAGTTCTTGATGGCACCATTTCTGGCACTACGCCAGACGCAGGTGCCATTTTGGACACTGCCGATTTTGAACTTGGCCTGATGTTTGCTCTGCATACGACCACCTACGTTACTGGCACTGTTACGATTTTGATCGAGGAGTCTGACGATTCCGGCATGGCATCGGCAACTACCGTCGACGGCGATCAACTTATCGGATCGTTGCCAGAGGCGACGGCTATCGTTGCTGAAGGTGATGATTTCCCAACTGTTGGTGTGATCAGCAATCTCAGATATATCCAGGTGAGCGTTCTCGGTGATGTTGGTGCAGACGCAGCGGCTTCCGTCTATGCCACTCAGAAAGGCGAGAACCTGCCCATAGTCTGATTCAGCTTATGGGCTGAGGAGAATTGCATGAAAGTGAAAATCATAAAATCTTGTCGCTATGCGCAGCCTGACACTCCTCATTTACCGATCATTGATTTCGTTGAGGGCAGCATCGTTGATGTTGTCGCAAAACTCGCGGAATCGATCATCGGCAATGAGCATGGATTTGCTGTTCCTGACGATACGTCTGAGAGAGCAGTCATTGAACCTAAATCGAAAGAGCAGGGAGTAGAAGTGGAGTCGAAGGACGAGGCATCAATGATTACTTCAGATGAAGACGACTCAAGTGTTTCTGAAGCGCCTCGCAAGCGTCGTGGGCGTCCTCCGAAGAATCCGCAATGAGATTGGCACCCCCTCAGCATAGAGCCTATTCCTATACGGTCACTGAGCCGCCTGTGAATATGGCTGTGTCCTTAGATACCGTCAAGGCGTATCTGAAGATCACCTCGACGGCTGAGGATGCCACCCTCACGATTTTTATCAATGCAGCGATTGATTACGCGGAGAAGTTCACGCGCCGAGATTTCATATCCCGAACATATGAAACCTTCCGAGATTTTTTTCCACTATGGGTCTCGGAAGGGTATTACACGCTGGGTGAAAACCCATCATTTGGTGGCGCGCTTGCCATTCCTGTAATCACTGGCGGCAATGTCGGTTTTGAGATCAGGCGTTCGCCTCTTCAGACAATCGAATTCGTTGAGTATCTGAAAGACAACGTCCTGACCACGGTGGATGCATCTACTTACTACAACACGCTCGAAACGGATTATTCGGAAGTCTTGACGCTTGATGGCGAGAGTTGGCCAGAGGACGCTGACAGGCGCTTACAGTCAGTCAGGATGACGTTTGTGACGGGCTTTGGTGATGATGATACCGATATGCCTGTATGGGTTACAGAGGGTGTAATGCAGCACGTCGCAAATATGTGGGCCAATCGTGGTGACTGTAGCAGTTGTGGTGATACCAGTGGGAGTCTGTTGCCGTCGACAGCAAAGCTTCTTTATCTCCAAAACAGAATAGAGAATTTATAGGAGCGCAGATGGCAAATATCGTTCTGAATACGTTGGCGCAATCTGGTGCTGGAGGCGATAACACGCTTACGCTCAATGGCACATTTGCAGGCGACAGCACAGAGGAGATACGGGAAGTCCGTGTGTCGACTTTTATGACAGACATTACGACTGACAGCGATATTTATATTTTTCCTGATGTTGCTGGCATCCTTCAACAGGTCTCCGTGGTTTTGCAAGGCTCCATAAGCAATCTAAATATAATGACTGTTAGCATTAGTGGCATAGACGTGGAAGGACCAGCTTTTGAGTTTACCGGTAGCAGCGGTGAAGCTTCAAAAGAGGTGTTTAATCCCACGGGGTTAAATACGTTTACCTCAAACGATAATATCAAAGTGAACAGCGACGGCGGGGCTATTGGTGGACCGGCTGCCGCGATGTTCACATTTACGTGGTTGCCAAATTGAGAGGGTCGGCCTGATGGTACAGGTATTAAATCGTTTTGAGTCGCCTGAAGATGCAACAAACAGGGACAATCCGTTGGTGCTTGATGGGACTGTTGAAGGTACAGCCATTGATGCGATACAGGGGAGACAGATAACCACCTATCTGGCTGACGTATCTACGGCTGCTAGCGCGTTTGCCCTTCCTGGTTTTGCTGGAACAGTGGTAAAGGTCACAACGATAAGAGGGGGAACGATAGACTCGGGCAGCTCAACAGTTCAACCGAGAATAGAGGGTATTGCCATCCCTGGCACCACGATAAATTTTGGCGCTGCCGGACCAGGCGGCGAAACCGCAAATTCTCCAACCACAGGAAATGTATTTTCTGCTACGGACACCCTCGAAGTGAGCACCACCGGCGGCTCTGTCGGTACCAGTCCTTTGTTCATTCTATTTTACGTTTTACCCGACGAGGTGTGAGGTATGGCGAACAATGTATTAAATCGGTTTGAGAGGGCGGACGCTTCTGGCGATAACGCACTGATTTGTGATGGGACAATATCCGGTAGCGTCCTTGAAAATTTAGAGACCGTTTATCTTTTTGTTTACATGCCAGATATGTCGACTGCGGATTTTGTATATGTATTTCCGCGCTTTCCTGGGACGGTTATTGGCGCGACTTTAGTGAGCGGTGAAGATGTTACAGGAACAGCCATCTTCACGCTGGCAGTAACCACCACCACGATTGCTGGCAACAGCTTAGCTCTTACGGGAAACGCAGGGGCTACGGATATATTTGTAGCGACAGCTGATAATACCTTTACCAATAGCGAAGTCCTGAGAGTGGAGACCGATGGTGGCAGCACCAACGTCTGCCCCGCGTACATCATCTTTGAGTTGGAGCCGACCTAGTGACTGCAAACACACTGAATCGGCTCGATCAGGCCGACGGCGCTGGCGACAATAAGATAACGCTTGATGGCAGCGTCGAAGGGGCTACGTGGGAAACCTACGCCAAAACTGTTTATCTGCAAACTTATTTAGCAGATATTTCCGATGCGGGGGGGACGGCTCATGTATTTCCTCGCTTTGCAGGCACCTTGAATAGGATTTCTTTGGTGATAGAACAAGACATAACCGGGACAGCCGAGATGGACGTTTTCATAGCAGGGAATATGGTGACAGGAGGGACTTTTGATATATCTGGGTTCGCTGGAAGCCAATTCACTTTTGCATTAACGGGAGACAATACATTCGCCATCGGTGATATTTTTGAAGTTACCTCTGATGGCGCTAGCACCGGCAACTGCCCTGTATACATCAACTTGGAGGTTATACGCGACTAATGACCATCTTACTCGACAACGTCATGACGGATACTGTTAGCGATATTGTCACCTTTCGAGGTGGTCCTGCTGTTATTTATGTACGTGGCGACGATTATGATGGTGGCACCGTGGAGATAGAGATCGCGACGGTCGATGATTCCGAACAAAGGTTTGCTGCCATAACCGACGGCTCCTTTACCGCAGATGGCACTGTGAAAATTGATTACCTGGCGAATGGTAGCCAGCTGCGCGCTTCGTTAACAGGAGCGACTAGTCCTATAAATATTTTTGTGAGTGTTAGCCAGTGATCAGTAATCTTGTAAGAGAACTGATACCTCAAGAAGGTGGTGGTGGAGGAACTGTCGAGTCGGTTGGTGGTGGCACGAATATTAATGTTAATGCTGGCGATCCAGATAATCCCATTGTCAATCTCGATACAATGATTACATCAACACAGGTCAATGGTGTAACGCTTGAGACTGGTGGCTCACTCACAAATTTCCTCGACCGGAATGGTACCTATACTGTTCCGCCCAGTACTGTAACCGCAGGTAATGGCATCGCGGTTTCAGGCAGTGAAGTTAGTATCGAGACAGTCGCTGACACTGGTGGTACTCAACCGATTACCATCTATGTGGCATCTCTGAATGATTTACCCACCCCAAATGGCAGTGATGAAATCGTATTTGACACCGTGGGCGAAGATGTAACTTTAGTAATCACTGGAGCCTTCGATTTAGAAAACAACAGCCTTGTTTTTAATATCGATCAATTTTTTAACATCAATGGCTACAATGATGTCGCGGCATCGTTAACCAGCACACACCCCAATGGAACCGTTCAAGTAACCGAAGCCAGTTTTCTAGGCATCAACAGTGTGGGCATTGGAAACACTGGTACGAATAGCCGCCCCATTCAAATCAATGATCCTCTCTGTACCTTCTTTTTTCTGAATGGCTCCGCTTTCGATTTTTCAAATAGCTTCATGAATTCTGCTGAAATACTGATTTTACAATATTCCGATGTATTCATTAGGGATACATTGATAAGAGGTGGCATCAAGTTTGAATTTGCCCAGCCCACCTCCTTTGGTAGGATAAATAACTGTAGGTTTAATGGGCCAGAAGCTACGCCTGCTATCGAATTTAATCCCGATATAACAGCAGACTCTTTGGATATTATTGATTGCCGTTTTGAAATTCCGTCTGGTGGAGTTGGAATTCAAGTCGAAGACCCTGCTGATATAACCACTGGCACGGTGCAAGGCTGTAATTGGACCTTAACGGATGCAACGTCTGCTGTCCTAAAATGTCAGCCAGTACCCAGTAGCGTTATTTCACTAACCACTACTGCAGCACGAGACGTTACAGAAGATGATGATGGCAATCTTATCTATGCCGATGCTACTGGTGGTACTCCACAGATTATAAGACTCACCGGTCATACAGCTGTTGTCGATGCGATGATAGCTGCTCCAGCCTCTGATCCTTACGGCGTAGAATGGGTAAACGGCAATCTCATCAGTTCTGATGTCGGCTCTGACCTCATTTATGTCCACGACGGCTTTACTGACACTCCGCCGACATCGTTTGCATATCCATCGGGAATGGGTGATGGAGGGGGTTTGGCTTGGACAGGATCAACATTGCTAGGTGTAGATAAGGCAACAGGCGTCGTTTCTGAATTAGATGGATTGAGTGCCGATGTTCTACAATTTTTTACGGTTGCGGCTGCAGACGCACAGGGGATTGCCTTTGATGGCAGAAATTTAATTACATACCTTGATGACGTTAATCATGAAATCTGTGTTTTTCAAGGAATTACTGATACAGAAAGATATAGATTTGATACACCTAATAACACCAACGATTTCGAAGGGATTAGCTGGATCGAAGGTGGTTTTGCGTTGGTTGATGAGACAGCCAATGAGATTCATCTATACGACCATTTCGTCACCTTTGACCAAGGTTCTCCTCCCTGGATATTTTCCAACAACACCAATTTCGAGGATTCCAGAGATCAATTCTGTGTAAGAGCAATTAATAACGTTGGTGCTACTGTTGTTGTGGGTGTTGGCAACACAGGGGTGTGGTTGGATATTGCGCTCACTGATGAGCTTTTCTACAACTTACTTGCTGGTGTTGAGGCGTTCTCAATGCTCGATTTTGCAACGGGTGAAATCGAATATATAGGCACACGCACAAAATCCTTTCCCCTGAGTATTGAAATAGCGGCCCTGGGGAATGGAGGTACGGACAACATTGAAATAGGCTTTTCTCTGAATGGTGCGTCACCGTCGTTAACACCATGTGGAATTTCTGGGGGGGTTATTACCAATTCACAAAGAGCTTCTATAACGGCTCCAGCTTCCCCCCTCATGCTATCGACCGGCGACACCCTGAAACCTCAAATCAGAAATCTCACCGATGAGGATGACATCACGGTTTTTGAATCCAAGATAACAGGTTTAAGCTAATGCCCATTGATTCTGTTGTCGGTGGGACACACATCACTGTTACTGGTAGTGCCTCAGATCCGATTGTTAATCTTGATGCTGCGATTACAGGATCGGTCAATGGTGTAACACTGCTCACAGACGGCCCGGCAACTGAATACCTTAATCAGAGTGGTACTTATACTGTTCCAGAACTAGTGACGGCTGGTAATGGCATTGATAATAGTACAGGTGATATTGCGATACAGACAGTTTCTGATTCTGTTGGCGATCCTACCGTCACTATTTATGTTAGCTCTCTAGCCGATCTGCCAACCGCTGTAGCGGACGAAATTATTTTTGATGCGCCTCTCACAAGTACCACATTGGTTTTTACGGGAGCATTCGATCTAGGAGCTAACACCCTTATCTTCGATTTGGCTGGTGGCTTCTTTAACATCAATGGCTATAACGATGTTGCTGCGTCCTTAACGAGTTCACACCCAGACGGTACGATTCAGGTCAATCAAGCTAATTTTTTTGGCATCAATAGTGTGGGGATTCAAAATACAGGCACGAATAGCCGTCCCATTAAAATCGATGATCCCACCTGCACTTTCTTTTTCCTAAATGGTTCGGCCTTCGATTTATCAAGCGGTTTCACTCTGTCTGCTGAAATACTGATTTTACAATATTCCGATGTATTCATTCGGGATACATTGATAAGAGGCGGTATTAAGTTTGAATTTGACCAACCCACCTCTTTTGGCAGGATAAATAATTGCAGATTTAATGGGCCAGAAGCTACGCCTGCTATCGAATTTGATCCCGATGTAACAGCAGACTCTTTGGATATTCTTGATTGCCGTTTTGAAATTCCAGCTAGTGGTATTGGAATTCAAGTTGAAGACCCAGCTGATATAGCCTTAGGCACTTTAGAGGGATGTAATTTTACACTCGCAGATGCGACGTCTGTTCCTTTGAAAAGCGATCCTGTTTCTAGCAGTTTTATTGAGCCGGCCATAGTCTCCATACGCGGAATGACTGAAGATGATGACGGAAATATCATCTACGCCGACGATGGAGCCGATGAAATTAGACGACTCGTTGGGAAAAGCGCCACTCAATTGGATTTCATTGATTCTCCTGACGGAAACGTATGGGGGATTGCTTGGGTAGATGGCAATCTAGTCAGCTCAGATTTCGGCACTGGCATGATTTCAGTGCATGATGGATTTAGCGACGTGATACTCGATACGTTTGATTTTCCAGGAGCACCTGGTTCTGCAAGAGATATCGCATGGACGGGTTCATCGCTATTAACTCTGACGTCTCCTGGACTCATTACTGAACTCGATGGATTGAGTGCGGACGCTCTTCAAAGCTTCAATATCAGCATTGGCAATGCACGCGGTATTGCGTTTGACGGTAGGAACTTAATTGTTCCTGATTCGGACGATGACGAAATTTGCATTTTTGAAGGCATTTCTGATGTCGAAAAATACCGTTTCCCTGGGCCAGATACTGATATGAGGGGAGTAACCTGGATAGAAGGTGGTTTTGCCGTTAATGATAATACGAGTGATCGAATATATTTCTATGATCACTTCATTACTTTTGACCAAGGCTCCCCCTCCTGGTCATTGGGTAATAACACTAATGTGTCTGATTCACGAGATCAGTTTTGTGTTCGAGCATTCAATAACGCTGATACTTCTACAATCACAACCCTTGTGCAGGATGAGTGGCACGACATAGCGGCGGCTGATCTCTTTTACAATTTACTATTGGGGGTAGAAGCATTTTCTATGCTTGATCCTTTAACGGGTGAAATTGAATATATAGGTACGCGTACAAAATCATTTCCTCTTAGTATCGAAATTGCCTGCCTGGGCGCAGGGGGCGTATCCGATATTGAAATGGGTTTTTCATTAAATGACGAGTCACCCTCTCTGACATCTTGTGGCGTTTCTGGTGCAGCTGTTTCTAATACACAGCGAACGTCTACAACGAGTCCTGGGTCTCCTGTCATGTTATCCACGGGAGATACCATAAAACCTCAAATTAGAAATATATCTAACGCAAGTAACATCACGATAAATGAATCTAAAATAACAGGATTTGCATAATGGGAAGCATCAACTGTACATTTCAATGCGTAAACGAAAGTGGTCAACCGTTGAAGGTTAGCTATGATGATATTGATCATGGTGAAAACCCTTACATCAAGATCAATCCCATCCCGATCTACGATCCCAACTATGGCGAGTGTACATTCGCCACGGCTACCAGCGATGGAGCTGGCTGTCATGGCAATATCATGCTCACTAGCACTGCGGGCCAGTGGGAATTCACCTATGACAATCCCGATATTGGTGCCGCATCTACGCCTAAATACTCTGCGCCTACAGGTTATGGCATTGCGGTTTCTTTGAAGGACGATGTGTGGACAATTACCTGTACTAAACTGAGCACCGAGAAAGGTCAACCCACGCGCCGTATGTCGGCAGAGGAATACTAATGAAACATTTACTGCTAGCACTACTGCTATTTTCAGTTCAAGTAACCGCCCAAACTGAATGGCTGTTTTGTTCAGAGGAAGGTGAGACCTGTTATTTCGAGGGCACCCAGGAAATAAGATACGGCGCGGAAGTTGATGGGGTAGGTTACTGGGTTTTCCAAACGCATACAGATTCCGTGAATTGCAATAACAGTACCTTTGGTGATCCTATCTACTTAACCTTTAAAGCCTGTTACACGGCAGTAACGGATCCGGAGCCCGACCCAGACCCCGAGCCTGTTTATCAGTCTGGCACGATCGATTGGCGCAACTGTTACGGTGAGAATTGGACGGACGGAGACATACCAAATGGGGGTACGATAAAAACCTGTAATGATGGCTACGAAATGGTAGATATTGATTGTCGTGGTAGCTGGTGTGCCTGGAACGCAGATGGTGATATTGAAATTAATAACGATGTCCGGGGTTCCATGAAGTGTTGTGCTGTTCACGAATGAAATACGCAATCGTATTAGCCATAGCCATAGCCTTCCTCACAGGATGCTCAGTGGTTACTGATCTATTCACTGCTGAGGCAGAGGAGGAGATTATTAAGGTGGCGAAGTGTGCTGAGCCTGTGGCGGAAGAAGCCGTGGAAAATTGGGT